TGCAACCAGAAGGAATTGATATAATTCATGAGGCATACATGTATGTTAAAGGACATGCACAAGAGTTTTATGATTCACAGGATGTTTAATATTTGACAAGTTAATTATTTGTGATATAATTTTATTATGAACACCCTAAAAGTCTACAAAAAATATCCAGATGTAAAAAATATTGAATTTGCAACAAAAAACTCAGCATGTTTTGATATTTCAGCATATATTCCATATCAACAATCAGTAAAAGCATTCACAACCACAAACGATGATGTTGAAAAACTAGCAGTTCAGGAAGTAGGTTCTGAATGTTTTATTGAACTTCCTCCGCAATGGAGAGCATTGATCCCAACAGGTCTTGTGCTTGATATTCCAAATTTTCACTGCGTTAAAATTTATGCAAGGTCTGGTCTTTCTACTAAAAAGGGATTGAATCTTATCAATTCTACTGGTATAATTGACTCTGATTATGTTCAAGAACTTTTTATTCCTATCTTTAACAACTCTCAGCAGAAGTTGAGAATTTCGAATGGAGATAGGATTGCACAAGGTAAACTTGAACTCTTGACACTACATGGCATAGAATACATAAATGAACGACCAGAACGAAAAGGTGATCGTGATGGTGGGTTTGGATCTACTGGAGTAAATTATGCGAAGTGAAGAACTATTTAAAATCCATGAACAAATATGCAATGAAGCATTAGAACTCATGAAAAAGAAAAACCATGACTATGCTGGTAAATCTGGAAATGATCCATTTGCCAACTTTACTAGAGCAGAAGCCATGGGAATCACAACGACTGAAAAGGGAATGCTTGTCCGAATGCTCGACAAGATGAGTCGTTTATCCTCTTTTATGGATGCAAAAGAATTCAAAGTTGAAAATGAAAAATTAGAAGATACGATTAAGGATATGATAAATTACTCTATTCTTTTATATGCATACATGCAAGATAAGAATGAGTCACCACCATATACTGACATTGATTATATTGATATAGAGTGGAATAATAAGGGTGGAATTGTTCCTGATTCAGAAGATCCGAAGGTAGTATGAGCTTTTATACAAATGTTTATTATACAGGATCTTCGATCCTGTTACGTCAAATCACAGATAAAAAAACAGAAAAGGCGAGAGTAAACTTCTCGCCATCTCTATTTTTGATTTCATCAAAAAATAGTAATTTTAAGACTGTAGACGGAAGATATGCAGATGAAATTACTTTTACAAATGTTCATGAAATGAACGATTTCAAGAAAACATATGAAAATGTTGATAATTTTGAAATTCATGGAGATATTGACGCAAAGTATCAATATATTTCAAAGGAATTTGGAACTGAGTGTGATTATAATTTCAATGATATCGGTGTGATGTATATCGATATGGAAACGACATGTGAAAATGGATTTCCATCTATTGAAAATCCAGAAGAAAAAATTATAGCAATCACGTGTAGTTTTAAGGGAAAGACATATGTTTATTGTCTTGGTGATTTTACTAGAGATGATGCAAATATTATCATCAATGAATATCACGATGAACAACAACTGTTGAGAGAATTTATTCATTTCATGCAAGATAAGCAACCAGAAATCATAACTGGATGGAATGTTAGATTTTTCGATATTCCATATCTTGTAAATAGATGCAAAAAAATTCTTGATGAAAAAGAAGTCAAGAATCTTTCTCCATGGGGAATAATTAAAGATAGCATAGTCAACAGTCGTGGCGAAGATAAGGTCGTCTATGATATTGTTGGAATTTCTATTCTGGATTACTATGAACTTTATCGAACATTCACTTATGTAAATCAAGAATCATATAAACTTGATCATATTGCTTATGTTGAATTGGGTGAACGAAAGATTTCATATTCTGAATATGAAAATATGAGTGACTTTTATAAGAAGAATTTTCAGAAGTTTATTGAGTATAATATCAAAGACGTTGAACTTGTTGAACGTCTTGAAGAAAAGCTTCGTCTTATTGAACTAGCTGTTGCATTGGCATATTCTGCTGGTGTAAATTATAATGATGTATTTTCTCAAGTCAGAACATGGGATGTTATCATTTATAATTATCTCAAGAAGAACGGCATCATTATTCCACCAAAAAAGAATAACGTAAAAGATGAACAATATGCAGGAGCATATGTAAAAGAGCCATTGGTAGGAATGCACGATTGGGTAGTCTCATATGACGTTAATTCCCTATATCCTTCTCTAATAATTCATTTTAATATTTCTCCAGAAACTTTACAAAACAAGAATTTCAAAGGAAAAATTAATATTCAAGATATCTTGAATAAGAACAAAAATTCAGAAACATTCAAATGCTTTGATGAGGCAAAGAAAGTAAATTGTTCTATTGCGGCAAATGGAACACTTTATACAAATAAAAAACGTGGGTTTCTTCCAGAACTCATGGATAAGATGTATAAAGAACGCAAACAATTCAAAGATAAGATGATTGAAGCCAAGAAAGATCTAGAAGCAATTAATAACGAATTGAAGAAAAGGGGCTTGCAAGTCTAAATAGTCAGTGTATAATACTCACATGAACGTGATTGATTACTATAAGAATTGGGAAGTAAACGCGATCATTGGTGATCTTGATACAAAGCGAAAGAACTTTACTGTACTTTGCAGCAATGTTGAGAATGATTTTAATATTGCAACAGCGATTCGTAATTCAAATGCATTTTTGGCAAATGAGGTATGGATCTACGGAAAGAAGCAATATGATCGTCGTGGTACTGTTGGTACTCATAACTATACTCACTTCAAGCATGTTAAGACTATCTGTGATGTAATTGAAGAAGTTAAGGCTCTTGAGAAGCGAGTCGGAAGTGTTAGAATTATTGGTATCGATAATGTTCAGAATGCCATGCCAATTAATCATTATGCATGGCCAAAGCATGAACACATTCTCATGGTTTTTGGCCAGGAAAAGGATGGAATTCCAAAACTTCTCCTTGACATGTGTGACGATATCCTGTATATTAAGCAGTATGGAAGTGTGAGAAGTTTGAATGTAGGAACAGCAAGTGGTATTGCAATGTATTCTTATTGTGAATACCTTGAACGAGATTGAGATAATTCGGGATTGTGGCGGAATTGGTATACGCAACAGACTTAAAATCTGTCGGTCAATAGACCTTGTGGGTTCGAGTCCCACCAATCCCATTGAAAGAGTAATTTATATGATTACCAAAGAAGAACTCATTGAAAACATCGAAATCCTCGCAGATAAGTGTGAAGAGTTGATTAAGGAACGTGATCAAGCAAGACGACTTGTTTGTAAGTATACAAAGAAAACTTATCACACGCTAAAGGAAACCGCAGAACTACGAGGATGGGACTGCTTCAAGGATTACAAATGAACAGAGAACGCTACATTGAACTCGACCGATCAGGAACAGGACTCATCAAGGAAGAGTGGGAACAGGGTTGGCATTGGTGCAACGAATGGGATGGAATGCTTGTCGGTCCCAATATCGATGAAGCCCTGGTCTGCTCCTGCGGTCATCCTGCAATCGAAGCATGGAAGGAATCGGAAGAGGGCAAGAAGATGCAGAAGGCTCTTGACGAGCGATTTGAAAAACTCACCGAGAAAAACTTCTTGATGGAGGACGGCAAGTGAACGAATACAAATGGGAAAAACTCAAAGGCAAGCGGCTACTGCTGACTGACAGGATCACAAGAATCCAACGCAACGAATGGACGCTGCTTGAAATCTCCCCAAACGGCAAGGTGGGGAAGTTCCGCAACGAACTTGCCAACACCCGTTTTTGGACTGACCTTGACGATCTTGTTGTGATGGATGTGCTGCCACCTAACGAGGAGGACGGCAAGTGAGCAAGAACTACGAACCAACTATTGAAGGTCACTACGAGAAGTGCTGCGACGAACGACACGCACTGCAAATGCAACTTGAGGAATATCAGGAGTGCTTTACAAATCTCCACAAGGAACACCATGAATTGTGGGATGATTTTGAGCGTGTCACGAAGGAGCGGGATGAGGCTCGTAGGAGAATCTGCGAAACCACCGAAATGACCAACCCCAACGATGACTGCTATGTGCGATTGACTCCACAGCAGATTGCAGAGCATTATGGTTGGGATTGCTACAAGGAGCCGTATTGCTTTCGTGTGAACGGCGTGGTCGTTTCCAAAGGCAAGGCAGTCCCACCAAAGTTTGAACTTGGAGAGGATGACGAATGAGCGAAAAAATCGACATCGTTAGACGGTTGCGCCTTGAGGCTAATGCGATGGGCGAATTCTCAACTTACGCAAGTCGTGAATATTCCAGATTGCTCATCGACTCTGCTGAAGAGATCGAACGACTCCGTGCCGAGCGAGATGATGCAAGACGGGAGATTTGCCAACTGAAAGGAACCGTCAGGTGGAATCATTTTTTTCCACACTTTGATCCGAAGGGTTATGCGAAGAATCGTGGATGGGATTGCCACAAGGATTACAAGTGAACAACGAAAACGACAATGTGACCAACGATCCATTCCTTGATGAATACTTCAAGATCCTAAATGGATTTGGTCAGCCTGAGATCATCGACAAGATGATCTATGAACGCCACGATCAGCGCAACTGCTCTCCACGCATTCAGGATGCCATTTTGGATTCGGCATGGCACATCAAGAACAAGTGGATAAAGGAAGAGACACGGGAGTTCGTGCTGCGTATGTCGTGGCACATCCTGCACCTTGAGGAAACACTCAAGCGGAACAACATTCAGCACGAACCGTACCGAAGTTACTACAACATTCCAAAGGAAGAGGAAGCACATAATGAAACCAAAGATTAGACATACTCTTTATGTTGTGACTATAACAATTCTCACAACAACACTTTTTATGGTGAAGTGCCAAGGGCATTTATGGGCGAATCAGATTCGTCCCATTGCCACAGAATCCGAAAAAGTGCGTCCACCAGGAGAAGGTGTCAAACTTGGAACAGGAAAGAATATGAATTACAGGATGAACACACAATGAAGACACTAATCGCAACAGCATTTATCACAACGACAGCACACGGAACTGGGACTCTCTGCACCTTTGAGAACCTTCCTGCTCCAACAACTCCTAGTATGAGTTCCGCTACCACGGGATTCTATTGGGATTACCTCTCCTCATATGAGGGATTCCACTTCACAAGTTCATCCTCCCAAGGCAACTTTCAATGGGGATACTACGATCTCGTTGGTGGTGGGGGATACGCAGGATACGATGAGGGAATCATCGGGGATCGTGCTTTGTTTACCCCGTGGGGTTCTGAGCAGAACAAGAACTACCGCATTCGTCGTGATGATCTTTGGATTCTCAACAGCATTGAAGTCACATCAGTTTGGAATTCGACCGCAGTAGTTATAGAGGGATACCGATACGGAGAGGGTGTGTTTACTTATACTACACAACTCACAGCAGCACAGCGGGTAAAACTAAACATCTCCTCTGGATATCCTGGTCCGCTTAACAACATTACAGAGATCAAAATCTACACCAATACATTTAGTTCTCATCTCGCTATCGACAATGTAAACTACACGGTGCTTCCTGCACCATCAGCACTTGCCTTGCTTGCGGTTGCTGGTATTTCAACTAATCGACGGAGGAAGTAAAAATGATGAAACTCGCAACAATTTTAGCATCCGCTTGTGTTGGAATAGTGGCAGAACCACCGATCCTTCCTTTCACAGAAATCAGTGATCAAAAACTCATGACCATGATGCAACACATGGTTGCGGCAGATGAAATCACAACCCAAGATTTCAATGTTGCTCTTCAACTTGAGCATATTCGATGGAAGTATACCGAAATGCGGACTATATTCTACGACACAGCAAAACAATCAGCGGATGGGTCTGTGATCTTCACAAAGGATCTAGGTAAGATCTTTGATGCCATTGATACTGATTTGGAGAAGCAACGCGAAAAGGCTCTTCAAGAAATTAAGAAGCGTCTGAAGGAACAAGATCAAAAGAAAACTCCTGTTGGGAATGAAGCATGAAAGACATTGCCTATGAACTTCGCGTTTTGAGCAAAAGGCAAGATCTGCCACCTGATGTAATTCGTACAATTTCAGAGGCATATGCTGAGATTGTGGAACTTCGTAGTCAAGTAAGCAAATACGCTCTGGAAGCGATCACTCGCTTCGATGAAGATAATGGGCTATTATAAATAATCATAGATGTTCAATCTATGAAAAAAGATCTAAAGCAAGCAAAAAAGAATTGCGAATATATTGCAAAGATCAAAACAGAACGAGGCTGTTCTAAATGTGGTTATAATTTACATCCAGCCGCGTTAGAATTCCATCATCTACAAGACAAAAAGCACAATATCTCCCGCATAGCACGTTCAGGAGTACCAGCAAATATTCTTGAAGAAGAAATTAAAAAATGCGTGGTTGTCTGTGCTAATTGTCATAGAATAGAACATTCATGAGGTATCATATGGCAGACATTACAGATTACGAAAATACAAATCCAGAAAATATGAATGAGGCTTTTGAAAATCTTTCTGGTGATGTAAATTATATGCTGCATAAAATGAAAGAATTCAATAAAGAAGTTGTTGAATTACTTGGTGATATGAAAGAATTAAAAGATTTTGTAGATGTTGACATGAAGAATATTGATAAGTATAATATTGCTCGTAAGGCTTACATTGATCTTTATTATAAGTTTGATGATCTTCGTAACTATTACGACAATAGTAGAAATTAAGGGATGATTACCCAAGCAGCAACGGGGGGAGACTGTAAATCTCCTGTCTTTAGACTTCGTAGGTGCAAGTCCTTCATCATCCACTGATATTAGAATCGTACTCTATGATATAATGGGATTATCTCCGATTGGAGTATGTGGGTTCGAATCCCACTAGAGTATTTAAATGAAGAGAACTAAATCAACTACATTGAAGATCGGTGATCAGGTTTATCTCAATGATGAAGATGATTCTGGTCTATACGAGATCACACGAATAAATATTGAGCATGATGATTGCTGGTTGTTTGGTAGAGATATCGGTGAAGATAAACGTGACATCGAACAACAATTACCATTATCATGGGTAGAAAGAATGTATAAAGATCAAAATCCATGAAAGATTCAAGAATTCATTCGGCGGGAAAAGGCGATTCACGAAGACCAGTAGATTATAAAAAATGGTCAGAGAACTGGGATCGTATATTTGGGAAAAAGAAAAAGAAAAAGGTAAAGAAAAATGACAGATCTGAACACTCTTCGTGAAATTGTTGAACACGCCATTCGAGAATATTCAGAACAAAAGTATTGTGCTCGTTGGATTTATGGTCTTGAGACAGAAGTATTGACTGCTGTTGTTCAAAATAATACAAAGATCACAGACTACTTTAGAACATATCAGCTTCGTTCAATGAATGAATTAATTCAGCAAGGTCAGTGGTTGGTATATGATCAAGAAAATGATTCTACAATTTTATCACGTGATCCAATTTATTTTCAATATTGGAATCATGATTGGGATTCGGTAACAAATGGAGCCGATTGATTTTGATGATGCCAAGAATAGAGTTTTTGAAAAATATGGAAAATGTATGGAATTATTAGCACAACAAGAGCGTCTTGAAAAGCAATATAAGAATATACACATTCCATATCTTGAATTAAATGGAATTGGTTGGATTCCTATTATTGAAACTCTTCTACATGAAGCAGATGTTTGGAATGAAAAGTGCAACATTGAAGATAAGATCGTGATTGACCAGATCAAAGAAAAGTATGGATCGCTACGATTCTATTTTCATGGTGGTAGTACAATGTTTCGTGGAATGGTAAGATTTGCGGAACAAATCAGTAAAAATACCTGTGAATCTTGTGGATGTGTCAGTAAAAATCAATTTGATTGTACACGATGTAAGATTAATTCTGTGAATGGTTGGGGTAAGGGAAAAGATGAATAAATAAGAATGTTAATTTTGATCTAATGACGACCTACCAGTAATGGTGGGTTTTTTATAAATATGGTTATGAAATCATTTAAGCAATTTATCAAAGAGCAAGAAGAACTGGAAGAAAATAAACTTGCAAAAACAATGCTAGGATTAGCAATAATCGGTGGGCTTCAAGCAGGAGCCATGAGACACGATCCTGTGCCAAATATTTCACAAACATCAAAGACCGTTGAAAAATCTGGTGACGAAACAAGAACATCGGAACTGATAAGAACTGGTGCGATGAAAGCAGGAGAAAATGCAAGACACATACACCGCGGATTCTTCGATACAAAGGACAGAGAAGTGGTCGATACTCTTGTGCGTGATGTTCCCAGCAAATCTCAGTTTAAAGTAACAAAAACAGGACCAGATGGGACAGCAGTTGCTTCTAGAACAATCATCGGAAATAGAACAGTCAATAGAACTGGAAGTATTGACAATACGAATTTAAAGATTCCAACCGATGATGTGACTGTTTCTGGCAAAAAGGATCGTTTCGAAAACATCGTTTCGAAAAAGAAATAAATGAAATCACCCGATAGGTCTTGGGATTTAGATGAATTCATAGGTCTTGTGGTCTTAGGGGGACCAACCGCAGTATATTGTTATTGGATTGGTCATGCAATATTTCAAATTATAAATATATTAGTAAACCTTATATAAGATGTGTTAAGTATAACTGAATATAAGGAACTATAAATGCAGGAACAAAACAATAACACTGATAATTTTTTAGGAATAGGTATAGATCTTGGTCTTATGTTGGCAGGATTTTTTGGTGCGTTAATTTTAGCATTAACAGCAAAAAATCAGACTCCTGGAAGGGCAATAACTTCTATATTTGCTGGAGCATTATGTGCAAACTATATGACTCCGATTGCGCTTCATTTTATGCCAGAGTCTATACAAATTAATGGTAAATACGGTGCTGCATTTATAATGGGATTTATTGGGTTGAAAACATTAGAATTAGTCTATGATTTTGTATCCAAGAAATTAAAGACAAAAAATGGTAAGATAAATATTGACATTAGTATGTAATAATACTAAAATTTAAATTATAAGGAATATTTAATATGAGTAAAGTGGCACTGATTACTGGAATTTGTGGACAGGATGGATCATATCTAAGTGAATTATTGATATCCAAGGGATATGAGGTTCATGGTATTATTCGAAGATCTTCTTCTTTTAATACTGGAAGAATCGATCACCTTATAAATGATCCAGAAATTTATAATAAAAAATTATTTTTACATTTTGGTGATTTAACAGACTTCAATAGTCTTCAAAAAATTATAACAAAATATTCTCCAGATGAAATTTATAATCTTGGTGCTCAAAGCCATGTTAAAGTTTCATTCGATATGCCAGTATTTACTGGAGAGACAACTGGAATCGGAACATTAAATCTTTTAGAAGCCATACGAACATTTGAAGAACAAACTGGTAAAAAGATTCGGTATTATCAGGCCAGCAGTTCAGAGATGTATGGTAAGGTTCAAGAAGTTCCTCAAAAAGAAACAACACCTTTTTATCCTCGTTCACCGTATGGATGTGCAAAAGCTTATGCACATTATCTCACTGTTAATTATCGTGAAAGTTATGATCTACATGCTTCTTGTGGAATTTTGTTTAATCACGAAAGTCCACGTAGAGGTGAAACATTCGTAACAAGAAAAATCACAAGAGCAGTTGGTAGAATTTATCAAGGATTACAAAAGAAACTATATCTTGGTAATTTAGATGCATATCGTGATTGGGGATTTGCTGGAGATTATGTTGAAGCCATGTGGCTGATGCTACAGCAAGATAAACCAGATGATTATGTTGTTGCAACTGGTAAGATGATTACCGTAAGAGAATTCTGTCAAAAAGCTTTTGCAAGATATAGTATGAATTATTTGGATTATGTTGAAGTTGATGAAAAATATTATCGTCCAGCAGAAGTAGATCAATTATTGGGAGATTCAACTAAAGCTAAAAGTAAATTAGCTTGGACACCAAAGGTTAATATCAATGAATTGATTGACATGATGACAGATCATGATTTTGAACTTGCCAGAAAAGAACGAATCATAGAAATATATGATAAAAAATTAAATCCAACTGGCCCATGATTTTAATAAAATAATTGACACCACAATTAATTCTGATATAATGCAGACATGAAATATGGTCTGCATTTTACCAATACTTCGAAAGAAGAAGATTGGCTCAGGGAATCAGATAAGTCTATATGTATTTGGAATAGTGCTGATGAAGCAGATGATTGGCGTAAGAAACATACAGTAAATCCTAAGATTTATGATGTTAAAAAAGTAACGCCAAAAATAATTAAAGAAGATCAAGAAAAATATGGAAGTAACAATGAACGATCTTTCAAAATTGAGTGATAATGAATTGTTATCTGTCCTGAATAAAACCAAATATTTCTTAATACTAAAATAATTTTAATATAAGAGCGATTGGAAATAAGTATTTTCATACATATTTGTATGAAAAAATACTTTATATATAAAACCACAAATCTGATAAATAAAAAATATTATATAGGAGCACACTCCACGAGCGACGAAAATGATTCGTATTTTGGTAGTGGATCTTTATTAAATAAAGCTATAAGTAAATACGGCAAAGAAAACTTTAAAAGAGAAATTTTATTATATTGTGATAATAAAAATGAGATGTATCAAAACGAAATCAAATTGATTGCAGAACATATAAATGATCCATTATGTTATAACGTAAAGCATGGTGGAATAGGTGGATGGGATTATGTAAACAATTCTGGATTGCTCAACGGAGATAATAATCCAATGAAAAATCCAATTATAGCAAAAAAGTGTTCAGAATCTGTTAAATATACAAAAAGTAAAAATAATAAAAAATACAAAGATATAGCTAATCAAAATTTAAAAAAGGCAATAGATTCTAACATAGGTAAAAAAAGACCAAAACATTCTTTGTTTATGAAAACACATTCAAAAGAAATGTGGAAAAATAATAAAGAAAAAATGAGAGATAAATTATCCTCTTGGTTTTTTATAAAAGATCCATATGGAAACGAATATCAAACAAATCGATTACAAGAATTTTGCTTGACAAAACAGATTCCATATACTACATTATGGAAATCTAGTGTTTCGGAAACTGTTATCCGAAAAGGAAAATTAAAAGGTTGGACATGCAAAAAGATTATACAAAAATGACTACGGAGGAATTGCTATTGCTTCGTAAGCAGTGTGAGTTTGATATATCAAAATATCACAACTTTCAATTGGTTCGTAAGATTCAATTGAACTCTGCTTACGGCGCAATTGGTTAGGTAATGTGTATTTTAGATTCTATAATACTGATTTGGCCGAGGC